CCGCCCGTGCCGCCCAGGATGCAGCCACCCGCGCAGCCGACATCACCGACCTGTGCACCCGCCACGGCGTGAGCCAGCTGGCTGCCGGCCTGATCCGCAGCGGCAATTCGGTCGACCAGGCACGCGCTGCCGTACTGGACGAGCTGGCGCGCGATACCAACACCGGCGGTGGCCACACCAATGTCCGCATCCAAGTCGTCACCGACGAACACCAGGTGCGCATGGCCGGCATCGAGGAGGCGATGATGCACCGCATCCACGCCGGCGCGAAGCTCACCGACAACGGCCGCCAGTACCGCGGCATGAGCCTGCTCGAGATCGGCCGCGACTTCCTCGAAGCGCGCGGCGTCAACACCCGCGGCATGGACCGCATGACGCTGGCCAGCAACGTGCTGCAGTACCGCTCGGGCATGCACACCACCAGCGACTTCGCCTCGATCTTCGCGAACGTCGCCAACAAGCGCATGCGCGCTGCCTACGACGAGAACCGCGGTACCTATACGCAGTGGGCCCGCCGTGCGCCGAACGCTCCCGACTTCAAGAACATCAGCATCGTCCAGCTGTCCGGCGCGCCCGACCTGCTGAAGACCAACGAACACGGCGAGTTCACCTACGGCACGATGAAAGACGCCGGCGTCAACTACGCGCTGGTCACCTACGGCCGCATGGTGTCGCTGACCCGCCAGGCCATCATCAACGACGACCTGCGCGCCTTCGAGCGCCTGGTGACCGCCTTCGGCGCGAGCTCCAGCCGCCTGGAAAACCGCCTGGTCTACAGCCAGCTGACCGCCAACCCGGCAATGGGCGACGGCGTCGCGCTGTTCCATGCTACCCACGGCAACCTCGGCACCGGCGCAGGCTCTGCATTGCAGATGACAGCCCTGAAGGCTGGCCGCACCGCGATGCGCCTGCAGAAAGGTCTGCAAGGGGAGGAACTGAACCTGGCGCCGAACTTCCTGATCGTCCCGGCCACCCTGGAGCAGGACTCCTACCAGCTGACCAGCTCGAACTACGTGCCGGCCAAGCAGGGCGATGTGAACGAATTCCGCCAAGGCGGCCGCACCGCCGTTGAGCCGATCGTCGAGCCAATCCTGGACGGTGTGAGCACCGCGGAGTGGTACCTGGCCAGCAGCAACAGCCAGATTGACACCGTCGAGTACTGCTACCTGGACGGCGCCGAAGGCCCGGTCATCGAGAGCGAAGTTGGCTTCGAAGTGGACGGCGTCACCTGGAAGTGCCGCCTGGACTTCGCCGCCAAGGCCGTCGACCACCGCGGCCTGTACAAGGGCGCCGGCGCCTGACGTACAGGGTAGCGATTCGGATCAACTCTCACTCTTAGGATCAACAGATGAAAAATTTCGTGCAATCCGGCGAAGTCGTCACGGTGCCCGCACCGAACGCACTCACCAGCGGCATGGGCGTGCTGGTCGGCAGCCTGTTTGGCGTTGCCGCCTGCGACGCCGTCAACGGCGCCAACGTGGAAATCAAGACGGAAGGTGTCTTCGACATCACGGCGCTCGCCAGCGACACCGGCACGGTCGGCACCAAGATGTACTGGGACGCCACTGCCAAGCGCCTGACCACGACCGCGACCAGCAACGCCCTGGTGGGCTGCCTCACCGCGGCCAAGGCCAACGGCGACGCCACCGCCCGCGTGTACCTGGACGGCGCCGTCCGCTGATCGATCCGCCATGTCCTTCGCTCTCCTCCAGGCCCGGACCAACGCCAGCGTGCTCGCCACGCTGGCGAACGCCCGGGTGCTGATCGGCGGCGTCGAGGTTCCGGGAATCTTCCGGAACCCATCGAGCGTCGCGAACCTGGGGCATGGAGCGGCAGACACCAGCCCGACCGTGGTGGTGGCCTCCGATGCCGTGCCGGCCAACGCAGCGGATGACGTCATCCAGATCAACGGCGTCCCGTACGCGATCGTCAATCCGGCGCCGGACGGTACCGGCCTGACCACGATCACCGTGGAGTGCGTCCAGTGAGCACCGCATTTTCCAGCATCGTCAGCGCGGTCAGGGAAGCGCTGCTGGCCGACCCGCCCGTGTGCCAGACCATCTACCGCGCGCGTCCGTTGATCCTGCCGGACCAGGTCGACCAGGCCGTCAACGTGCAGTGGGAAAGCGGCCTGCCGAACCTTGGCGCCATCCGTGGCGCGCCGGTGGACTGGATGACGCGAGTGACAGTCGAGTGCTACGCCCGCAGCGTGCAGGAATCGGGCGACGTCGCCGTGGATCCGCTCCTGGCCGCCGTCTACGAACGCCTGGGGCAGGACACCACGCTGGGAGGCCTGATCGCTGACCTGAACATCGCAGGCATCGAGGCGGAAAACACGGCCGAAGGCAAAAAAACCGGGTGGGTTCGCCTCACCTACATCGCGGAGCACCGCACCGAAAACGGAACCCTGAACTGAACATGATGACCGGAAACACCAACCAAAGCGCCGCCGCGCGCGAGATCCCGCCACTGCCTGGCGGCGGGTCCTGGACCTTCGACGAATTCGCATGGGCCTGGGTGTCGAACGACCGCGCCCAAGTCGTGGAAGACGCGCAGGCCGTCGACGCTGACGCCCAGACCACCACCATCGAAGAGGAGCAGCAGCCGTGAGCCGATACATCAAGAATACCCTGATCGCTGCGGCGATCGAAGGCACGATCGGCAGCGATGCCGCCCCGACCGGCGCGGCCAACGCTATCCTGGTCAGCGACATGAGCATCACCCCGCTCGACGCCCAGAACATCGACCGCAACCTGGTACGCGGCTTCTTCGGCGGCAGCGAGCAGCTGGTCGGCCCGGCCAGCGTCAAGCTGAGCTATACGGTCGAGCTGGCCGGTTCCGGCACCGCCGGCACCGCGCCGGCATGGGGCAAGCTGCTGCAGGCCTGTGCAGTCGGCGAGGGCACTCTCGCGACCCCAGCCCGCGTCGAGTACACCCCGCAGTCCACGGGCCTGAAGACCACGACGCAGTACTACTACGATGACGGCGTCCTGCACAAGCTGCTCGGCACGATGGGCGACTTCAACCTGACCGCCAAGATCGGCGAGCGTCCACTGCTGAAATTCGACTGGGTCGGCCTGGACGGTGGCATCAGCGCAGCCAACGATACCGGCACCTTCACTCTGTGGAAAAAGCCGGTCGCGATGACCAAGGCGAACGTGGTCGACATCACGCTGGGCGCCACCTATGCAACTGGCGTGCTCACCGGAGGCACTGTCTACTCGAGCACCGGCCTCGACATGAAGGCGGGCAACCAGGTGAACTACACCGCGATGCTGAGCAGCGAGACCGTCGACATCACCGACCGCGAATCGACCGGCTCGATCGAGCTCGACCTGACCGCGGCGCAGGAAGTCGCGCTGATGGCAGCGGTCAAGGCCAACACCACCCAAAGCCTGGCCATCACGATCGGCACCACCGCCGGCAACAAGATTATCTTCTTCGCGCCGGCCGTCCAGCTGCTGAGCCCGAAAAAGGTCGACAAGAACGGCAAGCGCCTGATCGGCTACGACGTGCGCTTCGTGCCGGTCAACGGTAACGACGAATGGCGGATCGTCTGCCTGTAATGGGCAGCGGTTCTCTTCCTCCCTCAAGACAACGATATAAAAAATGAGCAATCAATACAAACTTTCCGTCGCCGCCTACCTGCTGGTCCCGATGATCTTCTCCCTCGCCAACGGCGAGAGTGAGACCAAGTTCGACTTCAAGCTCGAAGCCAAGCGCCTGACCCAGGAAGAATGGAGCGAGCGTATCAAGGGCGAGGCCGGCGTGCCCACCAACGACAAGGTCAAGGAAGTCCTGCTCGACATCACCACCGGCTGGCGCGACCAGACCCTGGTGCAGGACGAACTGGGTAAGCCTGCGCCGTTCTGCCGCGAAGCCCTGGAAGTCATGTTTACCACCCCGGGCGTGCTCGAGCTGTACGTCACCAGCTACCTGAAGGAAGTCCTGGCCAAGGTAAAAAACTGAAGGAAGCCGTGCGCCTGTGGGCGCGCGGCGACCTTCGCATTCCCTCGGCGAACGAGCCCGAACCGGACGAGCACCTGAACGACGCCTTCGCCGCCTTCGGACTGGCGCCGGATCCGGAAGAGGAACTGGTCCTCGAGGAAGAGTTTTTCCTGTGGCCCGAGAACGTGCCGGCCTTCAACCTCTGGCTGGAGGTACAGACCCAGTGGCATAGCGATAGCGGCACGCGCACCGGGCTCGATTACACCGGCGTGGAGACCTGCATCAAACACATGCCGGTGAAAAAGAAAGAGCGGCCCTGGTACTTCGCGGCCGTGCGAGCGATGGAGCGCGCCGCGCTCACCGAATGGACCAAGGAACGATAGAAAGCCGACATGGGATACACGACTAGCCAGGGCGCAGTAATCAGCGTCAGCGTCGACGGCGCCGCGGCAACGCAGCGGCAGCTTGACGGCATCGCGCAGTCGATGGGAAAACTGTCGAGCCTGGCGCAGAACCTTGCAGCCTCGGTCGGTATTGGCGGCGGCATTGTCGAGGTGGCTCACCTCTCCGACGAGTACACCAAGTTCACATCCCAACTGCGCCTGGCCACCCAGTCGCAGAGCGAATACCAGGCCTCACTGGCGAGCGTTCAGCGCATTGCGCATGATTCCCAGGCCGACCTCGCGGCCACCGGCACGCTGTACGCGCGTATTACCAACGGCACGCGCGAGCTGAGCATCGGCCAGAAGCAGGTGGCCGACATCACCGAGGTGGTGAACCTCGCCCTGAAGGTAAGCGCGGCGACCACCGAGGAATCGGCATCGGCCCAGCTGCAGCTGTCCCAGGCGTTCGCTTCCGGCACCCTGCGCGGCGAAGAATTCAACGCCGTCAACGAAGCCGCGCCGCGCCTCATGAAAGCGCTCGCCGACGGCATCGGCGTGCCGGTCGGCGCCCTCAAGCAGATGGCGTCCGAAGGCAAGATCACCTCCGAGGTGATGGCCGCGGTGCTGCCCAAATCGCTCGAAGGGCTGCGCCAGGAGGCGCAGCAGGTGCAAACCATCGGCGGCGCCTTCACGAACCTCAAGAACAACGTCCTCGAATACACCGCCACCAACGCCCAGGCCAACGGCAGCGTCGCGGTGCTCACCGGCTCGATCGGCCTGCTGTCGAACAACCTGGCACTGGTGGCCGGCACGCTCACCACCATTACCGCAGTCAAGGCAGCGAACTGGGCTGCGGCATGGACTGTAGAAACCTACCGCAAGATCGCCGCCGACCAGGCCAGCCGCGTCGCCACGCTGGCGGCGGCTGAGGCCGACCTGGCGCGCCTCCAGGCCGCAGTCGCGAATGCCACGGCGACTACGGCGCAGGTCACGGCCACCCAGGCCGCGATCATCACCTCGCGCGAAGAGGCCGTGGCGCGCCTGTCCCAGGCCAACGCCAATATCCTGTCCGCCAACGCCGCCATCGAGGCCGCAACCGCCGCCGGCACCCAGAGCTTCGCCCTGCGCACCCTGCGTCTGGCCACCGCCGAGCTGCAGGTGGCGGAAGCCGCGCGCAGGACCATGCTGGCCGAGCTGGCCGTGCTGGGCCAGCAGCAGGTGCGCGTCAGCGCCGAGATCGCCGCCGCGCGCACCGCCGAGGCAGCGGCAACCCGCGCAGCCGCTCTCGCGCAAACCGGTGGCGCAGTCGCAGCCGGGCTGGCGACGCGCGCCATGGGCCTGCTAGGCGGCCCGGTCGGCGCCATCGTCACCGTGCTCGGCCTGGCCGCTACCGCCTGGAGCGTGTACGGCAGCAAGTCCGAAGAGGCGAACAAGCAGGCCGCCCAGAGCGTCGAGGCCAGCACCCCGGAAATCGTCGCCAACCTGGAAAAGCAGAACGTCAAGCTGCGCGAGCGCCTGGCGTTGATGAAACAGGGCATGCCCGAGCTGGCCAAGGGCGACAGCCCGCAAGCCAAGCGGCTGGCCGAGACCCTCACCGAGATCAATGCCCTGGTCGCCAAGAGTAACGACCTCAAGGCCAAGGGCCAGGAACTCGACATCGCCGACCAGGCACAGCTCTACGCGCTGGGCCTGCAGTACAGCAACCTGTCCCAGGCGGCAGAGCAGAACAAGGGCCTGAAGGCTGAAATCGACGCCAGCGGCACGGCGCTGACCGACTTGATCGCCGTGCGCGAGCGTCTTTCCGGCGTCGACAAGCAGTATTTCGAAGACCTCAAAAAGCTGCAGACCGCGCGCGAGAAGGGCGCGATCGGCGACCAGGAATACATCTCCCTGGTCTCCCAGCTGGCAACCGAGACCTACAAGAAATCGGAAGCCGGCAAGGTCAGCGTAGCGGCGGCGCACAAGGAAACCGAAGCCTACGCCGCGCTCATCGCCGCGATCCGCAGCAAGATCGACGAAAACCGGCTCGAGCTGGCCATGGGCGAGAATGCCACCGACAGCCAGAAAACTGAAATCAAGCTCGACCAGGAACTCGCGTCCGGCAAGCTCAAGCTATCCGCTGCGCACCAGGCCGCCGCCCGAGCCGCGCTGGCTGAGCAGGCCGCCGGCGAGCAGGCGCTCAAGCTGCGTGATGCACAGCGCGACCTGACCAAGTACATCGTCGAAAGCACCCTCGCGCGCAACAATGCCGCCGCCGCGCTACAGGTCGAGTATGACCTGTACGGCAAGAGCGCAGACGCTCGCGAAATCGCCATGGTAGCGGTGCGAGCCGATGCCGACGCCGAAAAGAAGCTGGCCGACCTGCGCGCTGCCAACAAGCCGGTGACGGCACAGATGATCGCCCAGCTCAAGGCCGAGCGCGACGCTCGCGTGCTGGTCGAGCAGGCGACGCTGGGGCAGGGCAAGGCTCTCCAGTACGCCGTCCAGCTGGCCGAAGAGAACAAGAAATTCGGACTGCAATACATCGCCGATGACAAGCAGCGCGCTGCGGCTGAGCTGGCGATCGATGACCAGGTTTGGCAGGAGCGGATCCGCCTGGCGGGCGAGGGCACCGAAGCCCAGAAGCGGCTGCAGCAGGAGTACACCACCTGGTATCAAAACCAAGCGGCCAAGCCCTTTCTGGATGAGCAGAAAAAGATATGGACTTCGGTCGAGCAGACCGCGCACGATACCTTCATCAGCATTTTTGACAGCGGCAAATCGGCGTTCGATCGCCTTCGGGATGCGCTGAAGAACGGCCTGCTGGACCTGTTGTATCAGATGACCATGAAGAAGTGGATCATCGACATGCAGGCGTCTGTAGGGATGAGCACTGCCACGACGGCCATGCAGGCCGCGGGTTTGGGTAGCAGTTCCGGCGGTTCCAGCCTGATCGGCAGCGCGCAGTCCGCCGCAAGCCTGTACTCGGCCGGCAAGGCGATGTACACCGGCTTCCAGTCGGGCATCACAAGCAGCATGGGCGGCGCAATCACGTCGATGGGCAACCTGTTTGGCTCCACCGCCATGTCCTCGTTTGGCGCCGGCATGAGCTCGCCGGGCGCCGCCGCGATCATGAGCGAGCTGGGCCAAGGCACTGCTACCGGCAGTGTAGCCGCGTCGGATATGGCGGTCGCGGGGAGTGCCAGCACCGCGGCCGGCGCATCGGCGGCCACGTACGCTATTCCGATCATCGGCTGGATCCTGGCAGGCATGGGCCTGTCCAGCAAGCTGTACGCTGGCGGCTGGGATGCGAGCAATGGCAGCTTGAAAGACCCGCTCAAACTCGCCGGCGGCAGCCAGATCTTCAACAACGCCCTCAAGGGCATCGGCCTGAGCGACAGCGAGGCGAACATGTTCTCGGGCATGTCGACCTACGCGAAGCTGTTCGGCCGCAAGAACCCGAAAGTCGAGTCGCAGGGCATCGAAGGCACCATCAGCAGTTCGGGCTTCGACGGCGACGCCTTCGCAAAGATTATCGAAGAGGGCGGCTGGTTTCGCAGCGACAAGCGATATACCCAGAATGCAGACCTGAGCGTCGCTCAGGATGCCAGCCTCGACAACACGGTCCAGAGCATGATGCTGGCCGTGAAGGGGTTTGCCGATGCGTTGGGCGTCAATGCCGACCAGGTCGACGGCTATACCAAGGCCATCAACCTGACTCTGACCGATGACGATGCGCAGAACCAGAAGCTGCTCGCCGACCTGTTCGGCCAGATTGGCGACGAACTGTCGCTGAAGCTGGTCCCTGACCTGGACAAGTTCACCAAGTCAGGCGAAACCGCATCGGCGACGCTGCAGCGCCTGGCGAGTGACTTCCAGGGTACGGACCAGATCGCCCAGATGATGGGCTTCTCGGCCAGCACGATGTTCGGCGCTGCCGGTATGCAGTCGGCTGCCGCGCGGGAGAAGTTGATCGACCTGGCTGGCGGCCTGTCGACGCTGGGCCAGCAGGCGGCATTCTTCAATCAGAACTTTTTGACGGACGCCGAGCGCATCGCTCCGGTGGCTGCTGCGCTGGATAAGGCGCTGGCCAGCCTGGGCCTGGACACGATCCCTACCACTCGGAACGAGTTCAAGGCACTGGTCGACGACATGATCACGTCCGGCGCCGCAGGCACCGAGGCGGGCGCAAAGCGGCTGGCATCCCTGCTGGCCTTGGACGAAGCATTCGCACAGGTTCATCCGGCGGAAGCCGCGGCGGATGCAGTCGACAAGGTCACGGCGGCACTGCAGGCCATGAAAGACTCGGCCAGCTCGCTGTTGGGCGGTGTTGACGCCGCGTACTCGGTGCTGGAAAAAGTGGCCGCACGCGAGAAGGCGGCAGCGCAGGCCAGCGTCGACGCCCACAGCGCGGTCGTGAGCAAGCTGCAAAGCCTGTCGCAAGCCCTGTCCAGCACACTCAACAGTATCGAGTCTCCGGATCAAAAGCTGGCCGATCGCGCCGTGGGCCAGGCGCAGATCCGCGCCGCGCTGGCGATCGCCGAGGCCGGCGGCCCGCTGCCGGATGCCGATAGCCTGAAGGATGCACTGAGCGCCGTCACGCAGGACGCCGCCAGCCAGTTCAGCAGCTACACCGACTACTTGCGCGATCTGTACCAGACCCAGAGCGACATTGCCCAGCTCGGCGAGGTGACCGACAGCCAGTTGTCGGTCGAGCAGCTGGCCCTCAAGGCGGCACAGGACCAGCTCAAGTCGCTCGACGACATCCTCTCCAACGCCCAGCAGGAGGTCGACGTCCTCAAGGGCGTCGATACAAACGGGCTGACGCTGGTGCAGGCGATGCAGGCACTGACTCAGGCGATCGTGGGCGCGAAGAGTAACCCGATTGTCGGTGCGACCTCGGCAATCAACGGCGCCTACCAGCAGTACCTGGGCCGCGCACCGGATGCTGAAGGTCTTCAGTGGTGGCAGAACGCAGCCGCCAGTGGTGCGCCTGTCGATCAGATCGTGGACGGTATCGCCGGCTCGACCGAGGCAACCCTCAGGAAGGTGTACGCGAGCGAGTTGAATCGCGCGCCAGACGCAGGAGGCCTGTCGTTCTGGATGGGCGCCTATGGGTCGCAGATGGATGCGGCTGAGTTGGCTGACTGGATGAAGGTCACCCATGAGACCGACGAGTACAAGAAGCTGCACCCGTTTGCAATCGGCACGAACTTCATCCCGGAAGACATGCCGGCACTCGTGCATAGGGGCGAGCGGATCATCCCGGCGGCTGACAATCGAGCCCTGATGGCTAGGCTGTCCAGCCCGGCCAGCAACAACGACGCGCTGCTCGCCGAGGTCAAGGCGCTGCGTGCCGAGGTGCAGGCCCTGCGCGTGGCGAACAGCGCGGAGAACAGCGCGATCGCGCGCCATACCCTCAACACGTCCGATCACCTGGATGCAGCCATCAATGGCGATACGCCGCTTGCAACGAAAGTTATCCCGGCATGATTATTGTTGACCCCGTCACCCTGGGCGACGTGACCTGCACGCGCGCCACTTCGGCACCGTACTACGACCGGAATGGCGTACAGCAGATGGCGCCGCCGAACACCCTGAGGGTGACCTACGACCCGAACGACCTGAGCAAGGCTCCTTATGTCCTGCTCGACGCCGGCGAGGTCATCGGCCCAGGCGCTGGCGTCGTGTATTCGAACGCCGCGATCGACGTGCAGACCTACAACGCCGGGACGACCTATGCGAAGGACGCATTAGTCTACGACCCAGTCGCGCACAATGTGTTCCTGTCCCTGATCGCCAACAACGTCGGGAAGGCGCTGACCGATACCACCGCCTGGACCCCACGTGGCGCCATTAACCGCTGGGCGATGCTCGACCAGTACAACAACACGCAAACCGCGAACGCCGACGAGATACTGCTCGTCGTGGCACCGCAGGCGATCGCCCAAGGCCTCTACGTCGGCAACCTTTACGCCGACGAGGTGCGCATCAGCGTGGTCGACCTGGTCGAAGGCCTCGTGTACAGCGAAACAAAGAGTCTCGTCGTGTCGAACTCCGGCAGCTCGTTCTTCAACTGGTGCTTCAAGCGGATCCAGCGACAGGACTACTACAGCACGCTGAAGCTGCCGCCGTACGCAAATGCCCTCGTCACCATCTGTCTGCGCAAGATCGGCGGCATGGCCAAGTGCGGCATGTGCGCGGTGGGGCCGGTCGATGAATTCGGGCCATCGCTGTTTGGCCTGTCCACCGAAGGCAAGGATTACTCGAGCACGACCTTCAACTTCGACGGCACCAGCACGACCGTCCTGCGGCCGTACGCCAAGCGCATGACCTGTGACGTGATGGTCGACAACGACCAGATCGACTACGTCCAGGCGCGGCTCTTCGCTATTCGGCAAAAGCTGATCATCTGGTTCGGCGGGCCGTATGGCAGCACCGTCGTCGCTGGCCGCTACGAAAGCTTCAAGAACACGATCCCTTATCCCAAGAAATCCCAAATGAACCTGACAATCGGAGGTGCCGTTTAATGGCAATCACAGTTCTTCTCGACCCGGCGCAGATGCCGGCGCGGACGCAGGAGCAGAAGGCCTTTGACGATCTGATGGCCCTGTTGATGCAGAACCTGCCGACCTTCGGGGCGCAGGTCAACGCCACCGAAGCCGGCATGAATGCGTTCGCCGCCGGCGGGGCTTATACGCTGTCGTATGTGTTCGACTCGGCCACGGGCGATACGGATCCGACCGCAGGCAAGCTGCGCCTGTCGAGCGCAACGCAGAACGCTTCGACCGTGATTCGCCTGGATACGACTGTCGCCGGCCTGGATGTGGCGAGCATCCTCGACACCTTCGACGCATCGAGCAGCACGGTGAAAGGCTCGATTCGGCTGGTCAAGGCCGGCGACCTTACGAAATGGCTTACGTTTGATGTCACTGCGCGCGCGGCGCCGACCGGCTACCGAAACATCAGCGTCACGAACACGGGCAGCAGCGCACCAAACCCGTTCACGGCTGGCGATACGATTCTTCTGTTCTTCCAGCGCGGGGGCGACAAGGGCCTGAAGGGCGATACGGGCGATCCAGGATCAGTCTCGCTGCTGGCAACGTACACCGTTGGCGCACCAGTTGCGCAAGTCGACTTCCTGAATATTTTTAGCGACACGTACAACAAATACGCGATTGAAATCGAGGGGCTGACGAGCAACGCAGCCGGCAACGATACCCCGATGCTGCGTCTAGCTACAGGTGGCGCTGTCGATACCGGCGGTAACTATTCTTCTCTGGCAGCTGCGGATACCGGAATGACTACAGGCAACACCGGTTTCCAGATTAACCCGATCTTCGGAGGAAATCCCTCTCCACTCACTGCGGCGGACCTCACTGCTACCGTCACAATCCTAAACGCGCGGTCTTCTACGCGGGTTAAAGGTGTGGGTATCCAGGGGCGATGCGGAGGGCAGTCGATCTTTCGAAACGGATTCTACGCTGCCGGGAGTGCAGTCAGCGGTTTTCGGCTGTACTTCTCCGCCTCAAATATCAGCGGCGGCACTGTTCGCGTCTACGGCTTCAAAGCATAAGGAACCTCATGCAGACAGCAGAATGGAATAACGAGCTTGGGAAAATGGTAGTGCGCGATATGACTGCCGAGGAGATCACGGTGCGCGAAGCTGAATTGGCATCGGTGACTCCCGACATCAATGCGCTCAAGGCCGCGAAGAACGAGCAGGTCAACGCTTGGCGCGAGGAGGCTAATGCGAAAACCTTCCCATACGCCGGCAAAGAAATCGCTGTTGATGACCTGTCGTGGAAGGATATTCTGTCGACCGCCGGGGAGATCGCACTGTTCGGGGCATTCCCCGAGAACTTCCCGGGCGGCTGGAAAGCGACGGATAACACCTATGTTCCGCTGCCGACTGT